CTTCTTCGCCTGTGGTATCAAGCATGGCGGCATCAGTGGTGTTCGCGATGCGGTATGGCACGTTGTAAGGAACATCTGCGTGTTTATCTGGTGCGGTACCGACCCAGCACACAATGTGCTTACCCAATGGCCCCATTGCCGCAGGTAAGGCTTTTTTCACAATGGAAATACCATTGTGCTCAAATGAGGTGATTAGCATAGATTATTTGCTCTCTGCAGTGGCTTTGACAGCGGTGGCTTTAGTGGTCATGGTTTTCAGTGAAATACGACCGTTGGAAAGCAAGGCTTTGGCTTCCTGAGGAAGCAGTTCAAGCTCTTGGTCTTTCATGGTCCAATGCCCTTTGTGCCAAGGGAATGGCGTATTCACGACATAGGTCTGGCGTTTGGCTTTTGATTTCGGTTCTGGCATAGCAGCTCCTAATAAAAAAGCCCTGCAAAAAGCAGGGCTTGGTGAATTTCAGATACAAAAAAACCGCTTTAAGCGGCGGTTAGATGCTTGGTTTTTTAGGCCAAACCACATCGTCTGGTGAGGCGTAGCTTTGGGGAATGTCAGCCAACGCTTGCACATACGTATCAAGCTCAGTTAGCTGAGCACTGGATAGCGTGGTGGGGTTGTCTGCATCATCGACTAACTTACCAAGACGCAGTTCACGTTGATGACGAAGATACGTACTATCTGTATCTTCAATTAACCCATCGCGCTTGCTTCGAATGTCCATCCATTCCTGATTAGATAGCGCTTCATTATAGACGCTATCAGGAATACCAAATGATACAGCGGCATCACTCGTTAGATTTGAGAACACTCGTTCGTTGTACATTAATGTTTTTACAGTCATAGAAAACCTTACTCGAACGATACGTTAGAAATAATTTGTGAAATATTACACGTTACCATTGATGACCATGTCTCATCTGTAGGTAACGCAACACTGTTTGCAAATAACGTAAATGGCAAAGGCGCATTACCATAATCACCCACGAGGACAGGATTTCCATCCGCGATAAGCAAGTTATCATTTTTAGTTAACGACACGTTATTAAGATAAATATCAAGCATCCCAAAAGATCCGCCAGAATGTTGGTGTACTAATGGGCCATTATTCAAATTCGCAGAACAACCATAAAACCAAACCTGACCACTGGAAGATGAACCAGAAATTAAAGAGCATCGATAATCATCATATGAAGCTTTTGATTCACTAAATGTCACCGTTTCAAAGTTCACTTGCTCAAAGTGAATACGACCATTCCACCCTAGCTTAAACTGCCCTGACCAATAATAATCGGCTGAACGCAAGGCACCGCGTATTGTAGATCTTGTTGATGCATCACCCCATGTAGCACCATAACTACTAACGTATACCGTTCTATTGGTTAGATCTACCACACTGGCTAAGTCATAAATTTTAGCGCCAAGTAAACGCACGTAGATGAAAGAGCCACTAGACGAATCACTGACAGCCCCTGCAATCGTTTTTTTCGCCGTTGCAATTGTTTGACCATCGTTATCATCAGAACCCGTTTCTGCGTTAACATAGTAAATACGATGCATCCAATTTTTAATCGTTACAGGGGTAACGTTTGTTGCCTCATCCACCTTTGCATCAATTTCTTGAACCTTGCCTGCCACTGTGTTGGTCAGCTCATTGACCGACTCAATTAAAGCAGCCGTTTCTGCTGTACTCATATAGATTCCTTACGCATTATTAATTTGTTCAGTGCCAGCTACAAAAGCGGCGGTTAACTGAGTGATCACACTACTGAGTTCATCATTAGTGCTTTGTAAATTGGTGAGGGTGGCAAAGGTTTCGTCTGCCGCTGCCTTATCGTACACATCATCGCTGTTGGCCTTGGCCGCCAGCGTAGTGATGATGGTGCCGATGCTGTCTTGGTTCTCTTGCAGCGCGGAGGCTAACTCGTAAATGGTATCGAGCGCTTCGGGTGCTAAACCAATCAAGTTTTCAAATAAGGTGTCAACTTCGGTCTTGGTATACGTGGTCGCCTGGTTGGCTTTGTTGGCCAGTTCGGCAACCGTTACGGTAATCGCCGCACTACCACTTCCATCAAAACTGACCGAGCCGGTTGCATCACCCGTTAGCGATATCAACCGCGCCACTTTTAATGCGTGGGCATAATCGGCGGTCGCGCTAAGCTGGTTGGTTACGGTGAGATGATCAACAGTACCACCGGATAAACTCAGCTTGTTTCTTAACTTGCCATCAATCGTGCCGAGCAATGTACTCAGCTTTTCAATCATGGACTCAATGGCTGTGGACATTTACGACTCCTGAGCGCCAATGACGCCAATGTAATGGTTTATGGTCATCGACATACCGCTGACCATTTCCGCTTGTTCTTGTTCAAGAATGGCGGTTTGGATCAGCGCTTCTTCGGCCATCGTATGGGCGTTGGCGGCAATGACCAAAACCTCTGCAGCAACCGACCCCACCGGACCTTGCTTGCCAAGTGTTGATACATTGAATTTCTGCTTGCTTGGCGTTCGAAGTTCGACCTTGCTTTGGCCCTGGCTTAAGGTGACGACTTGGCGTTTTTCCACCTTCATCGTGATACGACTATCCATATCGCCTCCTACGTTCTGCTTTGAACAATGCCTCGAATAAGGCGCGCCTGGCCGCTGGCAATCGCGTACTTATCCAAAGAGGGGAAGGTCACTAATACCTCCCACAATGCATCTCGCCAATTTTCCGCAGCTTGGCCTTCGGTTTGGCTTGGTGCGATATGATATTGACTCTCGCCAGTGGTCGGCTCTGCTATCGTGATCTCACCATCTTCCGAGGAAAGCCTCAGCAGTAACGAGTCATCACTGCTCTTACGAATTTCAAGCTCAATGATGGCATCGGTTAAATCCACCGGAGTTCGCGCGCGGTTTTCGTCTTCGGTTTCCCAAAGCAGTGAAAAATCACACGTACGCCCTTCGGTGATTTCAAGCACTTGATCGTACATGCTCACCCCTTAGCGAAGCTGCTTTTCAATTTCCAGCAAGCGCCACTCTTGTTTGATCGCCAAGTGCATTTGGTCAACTTGAGTTTTCGCTAAAATGGCAAACTCGGCATCAATCAAGATGTTTAAGTTTTCCGTACCGACTTCAACCGTGACGGCGTCAGTCGGCAGCGCTGACAAATTCAGTGTGAATGGCTGAATACAATGCGCACCGGCGGCTTTATAGTTGAGCGTGGTATCTGGCGCTGAAATCACGCCAAACAGGGTGCCATCATCCAGCCAAAACCCGATCTCGCGGATGGCGTATTCGTCATCACCGGAAAACTTCGCGGCGGCTTGAATGCTGGTACCACTTAAATCTTTAAACTCACCAAACTCAACTCGGGCTTTTTCGCTTTGCAGTACCTTCTGTGCTTTGCTTGGCGTGTACGCTGCATCGCCCACACTGACCCACTTTAAAACCGCTTTAATGCCGTTCTCTTTGGCTTTAATCGCCGCTGCCAAACCTAAGGTGGTAATCGTTAGGCTTAATCCGTCGCTCATATCGTCGCACTCGCTGAAATGGGAGCCACCGACACGCTATAGCTACCAGCCCCGACTTGAGCCGTAGCGGTTGGCACAACCGGAATAATGGTTGCGTCTGCGTATAGGTGGTTCACGGTAATAGATGGACAGATGCCACCTGCTATGCCAAGTGAAGCCTTCGCTTCTGGCATGGGCCACAATACTGCAGGGGCATCTGTATAACTGACATTGGTCGGCGGTGATTTCGCGCCAGCCAATGAAATTTCGGTTTCAACACCAAAGGCTAAGCTGAGCTCAACGGTGTCTCTTGTGGATTTGATATCGTCAATTTTTTCCAGTAGCTGGTTAATCAGCTCTGGGTTTACTGGCGATGAATCATTTTTCCACGCCACAATGTCGAGCGTAAACGCTGGCAATTCTGGGTTCTGGTCGCGTGAGTTAATCTCACAGCCATAACCAATCGCATCGAGCGCTTCACGCAAGCCATACTTGGTACCTGAGTATTTACGCTCGATTTGCGCTTTACTCACCTGAGCACGCTTTACCGCGATAGAGTCATCGCTTTTCCAATACGTCAGCATCTTATCTGCAGCTAAGTACGGCAGCGCGACTGCTGGCGTTGTCGTCGCGTCTCGCAAATTTGGAAACGGCGGCGCGATTTCATCTAGGTGCAAACTAATGGAATGCTCAAGCGCCCGTTCCAACGGGCTGGCATTGTTCGATAGCAGCGTGTAACTACTCGGTTTCGACTTTGATGTTGATTGAGTCAAGATACGGCGCTCCTGTGTGGTCACACTGAATGCTTTCTGCAGGGGAATTAATCACCACTCTGATACCACTACCATTGGTGGCTTTTAACAAGATGTGGTCGATCATCGAACGGTCAATCTCGCCTTCCAATCGGTGCTGCTCACTGCCGTACTTAGCTGCCGCCAAATCCGCTGCATTTTGAATAACGTCGATATCAGGGCCGTTTGGGATATACACCGTGGCATCGAGCGTCCACTTTGTGATCGTCGCTTTGTAAAGGTTTAAAGTGTCGGTTTCCTGAGCCACCGAATCGCTTTTCAAATACGCTAAGGTTCCGCTTAACAGTTCATCGCTTGGGGTACCGTCACCTTCGTGAGCAAGCAGGTAACCGTTCACAATTCCGGTACCTGCACCACCGTTCACAAACCTTGCATCTTTGGCTTGGCCTGCAAAATCGGAATCACTAAAGGTGTATGTCACGACCACGGTATTATCATCGGGTGACTCGATATCAATCTCAGGCGCAGCGCCTGGTGTCAGCGCGTGGAATCGATAGCCGTTTCGTGTTCCGGTTGAAGACAATGCGAACATAGAAAGATAATAACGAGTCAACAATTGCTCGTTACTTTCCATCACCGCTTCAACCGGAGGAAACGCCGTAGGGTCGCCTTCTTCTAGCGTTAACCGTTCAAGGCCCATGTCCGAGACGATCATGTCCACCATGTCATCTTCACTGGCGTACATCGCAAACATTTGTTTCGCGCTTTCATTCCAGCGGCGGTAATGGTTTTGCAAGATAATGCCAAACGCCTGAGTGAACTTAGTTAGTATTTCTGCGTTGTTATCTAGCGTTTCACTCACCGCATCCACATCATCGGGAGCGATGGTTTCAAGAGCTGAGAGCAGTTCAGCTTTTACGCTGGTATACAGGCTCGAAAAATCGGGCGTACTGAGCAGCGTTGGCTCAGGAAGCTGGGCCAAATGCGGAAATCGTTTCATCAACGCCTCGGTGATTAAATATTGATAGTAAAAGGGTCAACCAACTGGCCGTTCCAAGTGCCGTAAAACGTCACTGCAGTGCCATTCTCGGTG